AGGAAGGTTTTTTTATCGCTTACAAAAGAACCATCTTTTTGTTGTAGACCCATTTGATAAAAAACTTTTTTCATAACTTCTTGATATGTTTTTCCAGATGTGGTACTTCCAGCATCTAATGATTTTTTATCATGGAATAGTCCATCTTTATAAACCATATTTTCTTCTACAAATTTAATCATTCTTTGTTGACTCATATGAGTTGGTTTTGGTTTTTGTTTATTAATTGCAGCAATTACTTTATCTTTTTGTTCTTGAGGAAGTCTTTCTAATTCTAATGCAGCATCATTTGATAATCCTTCTACAAGTTTTTCAACTTGGGCTTTTGATTCTGGAACATTTTTAAATTTTTCAAAGTCTCCTAACTCTAACTTAGCAATACCTTCACCAGCACGAGCATGCATTGGGTGAAGTTTAGACCAATCTGTTTTTTCACCAGCCTTAAGTCGTTTAAGCATGTTTCCATAAACAACTTGTTCTTCTGGATTTAAATTAAAAGACTTAATAACTTTTTCTAGTCTTGGTATAGACTTATTAATTTCTGCTTTTATTGCAGCATCATATTCTCTTGGTGTCATACTTGCTGCAGTAGCAGAAGTTTCTTGTGCAAAGAACTTCTTTGCTCCACCCTTTACTCCAAGAAGATTAACTACCGCTTGCTGCTCCATACTTGGCATAGCCTTAGCAAAATCTCTAAAGCCAGATGCTCTATCAAATACTCCAGCAGTTCCAACATCTGCTAAAACATTACCAGATAGATTTGGTCTTTGCAAATCTTTATCTCCTCTTAGCGTTGATGCAACTAACTGTTTAACCATATCAGACTTTGAGAACTTGCCACTCGTAGAGGCTATTCTTGAATCATATGGAGACTCAATAACAATAAACTTTCTTTGTCCTGTTGCATCTGTTGGGTCCATCATTGTTTTAATAGTTTGTTTTGGAGATATTAAGCCATGAACTTCTCTTGCAATCTCAGTAGCACGAACTTCTGCTAAAGCAGTTTTCTCATCTATTGTTGGTTTTACTACTACAAGTTGTCCGTTAGGCTTTCTATATACCCCGCCAACTCCACGTGCAGGGAAACTTCTTCCTGAGAATGATTGAAGCAATGTTCCAAAGTCACTTGGAGGCATAGTTCCATATGAACTAGATTTTACACCATCAGATATCTTATTTAATATTTGTCTAGACTGTGAAGCCTCTGCTGCAGATGTAGGCATTCCAACAAATTTTGATCCAGATTGTTTTTCTGGATGTGCACCAGGGTAAGCAGGACGCTTTACCTTTTGCATTATCAAATCATTAGTAGAATAACTAGCACGACCAAGAGGAATTCTTCCAGCCATAAATCCTGGAACCTTATCATTAAACATTGCACTAATTAAGCCTCTATATTTATCAGTAATCTTTGTTGGAATTACCGCTTCTCCTGGAGCAAGCATTGCAGGTTGAATGTCTCCCGCACCCTTTGGACCTGGGACAGTTAGAATTCCATCTTTATATTTTTTAACTGGAGGCAACTTTCCTACTGCTCTTTTTGCTCCTCCCATTCCCCCAGCAAATAGTGCTGGGTTCTGAGATGCCATTGCTCTCATTTGTGTGCTTAGTGAATTATAAGATGAAGCAAGAGCATTGACAGATCCCTTTTCAACATTAAATACTTCTATAAGTCTTGTGTGAGTTTGGTGCAATTGTTGAGAAGAGGCAGCATTTTCTATCTGCTCTTGGGTCATATAATTAAAGCCTGCGCCCATTACACTTGTTTGTCCGTTTAACTTGGCAATTCCTCCACGAAGCATCGCAAAGAATTTAATAACGTTTGCAATACCATTTGCAAGCAAACCAAAAGTCATAAGCAAGATTGGTCCTAGTCCTGCAACAGCACCAACAATTATTGCAATAACCTTTTTTGTGCTATCGCTAAGACCGTTAAACTTTTCAAACAAGGTTCCAAAAAATTGAACAACTGGAGTTAATGCTTCTAAGAATACTTTTCCTAATGGCATAATATCTTGTTTGAATTGCTCTACTGCTGCCTGGAATTTTACACCTACTGAATCTTCAATCTTTTTCATTTCTCGCTCAGAGAGGATTGCTAATTCTTCTATTGACTTGCCTGCTAAATCAAATGCACGTGAGGCTTGGCTTCCATCTTTTGTAACATTTTGGAAAAGTGTTGACAGACGAGAGAACTGAAACTTTCCAAACATCTGCTCAATTGCACGAGCACGATTGAGTGGATCTAGTGTGTCAAGGGCTTCTGCAAAACCAACAACAGTTGCTTTAATGTCTCCACTGTTTCCCTCAACGATGGCCTTAATATTAATTCCAAGATCAGCAAGAAATGCACTTGCTTTAGTAGAAGGATTAATTAATGCTGCAAGACCAGACTTAAGTGCGTTAGCGCCTTCTGATGCATTAATTCCACCTTCCTTCATTGCTGTTAGGAAAAATGCAAGGTCTTCTACAGATCCTCCAAGTTGCTTTACAACTGGTGCTGCTTTAGGAATTGCAATTGTCAAATCTTCAATAGATAAAAGTGTTTGGTTTTCTACTGCGTTAAGGAAGTCAATTTTCTTTGCAAGTTCTTCGCTTGAAATACCAAATGCGCTCTGTAAAGAAATAGTTGTTTCAAGTGCTTGCTGTTGTTCAATCTGACCAAGTACTGCCAACTTTGTTGCTGTTTCAACCTGAGCATTTAACGCTGATCCTTGAAAACCTGCTGCTGCAGCAGTTGCTGCCATCTCAACAGTCTTAGTTACTGATACGCCATACTTTGTATACTCAGTTGCTAATCTTCTTATATTTTCTACTGCTGCATCTGTTTCTGCGTCATTAGTAAATGCATTTCCATACACACGTTTGAACTTTACAATTTCTGCTTCAAGTTCTCTAAATGTTTTTGCTGCTGATGCTCCGAACAAAGCAAGTGGCATTGTGAGACCAACCATCAACTGACGGCCAGCCCACTGAGTGTTCTTACCAAAGTTAAGGAGTTGTGTAGATCCCTGCTTTAATAATTGATTCAATAACTGTTGACGCTGTGCTGCGTATTGAATTCTTGTGCCAAGTTCAGTAAATTTACCACTAGCCATTTGAAGGCTTTTAGGCATAATTCTAATTGCATCCATAAAGCCAGAGTTGGCTTTGTTCATCTGAATGTATTGTGCCTGTAGTGCCTTAACTCTGTCTCGTCTTGCACGGTTTATAATTTCTCGCTCTTGTGCAAATGCCTTGCCCATAACACGAGTATTGGCAGTTGCTGCTGCCATAGTGTATCTATAGTACTCACGAAGAGATAATTTATTTTTTTCTAATGCAGAAGTAAAGGCGAGTGTGCTTCCTGCAACCTTAACTTGACTTGCAGAAAACTTTCCTGAAGCCCCGATAGATTGTAGGAGTTGTGCGTTTAAACCTTTTTGTGCATTCGCTGCAGCCAGGTTACCTTCAGCAAGTGATTGATGAAACCTGCTAAGGCCTGCCTGTAGTTGACGAAGTTGTGCAAGAGCAGCAGCCGTATTAAAATTAATATTTATATTAGAGTTTACATCTGCCAATTCTCAATACACCTCTTTTTATTTTTATTTATTTAACGAACTAAGCAATGCTCCTGAATCAGAGTTTTGAAGCCCTGACGCTACATCGATAATTTGATAAACTGTAGGAAGGTCTAAAAGTTCTTCTAGTCCTTCTTTACTATCTGCCAATTCTGGCTTGAATTGCTTCATTGCTATTTGTGCACAGTCAATAAGAATGTCCATTGACTTATTGTTATCATCTGATGCCTCTGCTAAGAGAGCAAACTTAGCCATAAAAGGTCTAAGCAGTGATAACTTAAGTGGTCTTGCTAAAATTTCTGTTCCGTCAATTAATGTGATTGTCTTGCTGTTTGAAGGCTTGTCAGCCATAATTTCCTCCTTGTAGGTTAACAGTTAATTATACCACGCTGGGGCTAGTTTTTTAATCTATTTTTTCATAGTCTAGGCCCATGCCAATTCCAAACCCAGCCTTTTGTGCATTGATTCCTTGCAATGCAACAATGTCTTTAGAATCTGATGCTTGCCCTCCGCTAAACACTCTAGCCTTCATTTCTTCCCAAGCATTCTGTTTACCACTTGACTTGTCTAAATCAACACCTTGCATTGCAGCAAGAAACTTTTTATGAGAATAGTCAAGATCTCTCTTAACCTTAAGTGTTGCTACTATCTCTGGCATTGACATAGATGATTCTAAGTCATCATAGTCTTTCCATATCCCCAGCAAAAAAACCTCTGATTCTATTTCTGCTAAATCAAGTTCATCCCAGGTTGATCCGCTATCTTTAGCCTGATCTTTTACTGGCTCTTCAGATTTTTCATTTATCTTAATGCCTGCCGAATAATCTAAAAGTTTATAGATTGTTGGCATATCAATATTATCTTCTAACTGGTCTTGAGTCTTTATGCTTGGATAATACTGTCTCATTGTTATTGTGGCACAGCGACATAAATAATCTATGGCTTCTTCATCATTTTTTGCTTTTTTTACATTTTCAAACTCTTCTAAAAATAACTTTAAATATTTTATTTTTAATGGGGTTATGTACAGTTCTGTCCCATCAAAGAGTTCTATTATAGATGTCTTATATATTTCTGTAGGCATTATATAAGTATACCAAACAGAAAGGCCCAACCCCGAAGGATTGAGCCTCTCCTATATTAAGTTGTATTATGATACTAATGAGATAGTACGATCTACGATCTTACCGTATGATGCGTCATCATTTGGAAGAAGACGGAATGATACTTCGAACATTGTCGCTTCATCTCTCTTTGCAGATACTGTAACGCTTTCGATTGAAAGTGCACGGAATGCTACATAAACTCTTTCGAGTTCATCTGATGCTGCACATTCGCCAGTTCCTGGACCAACTGCAACCAAACCGCGTTCGACTGGGCATTCGCCAATGTCTCCTGCTGAAAGATTAAGTGTTGGGTTAGATGATATCGTTGTTAGATCTGAATCCTTACCTGCTAGTGCAAATAGAAGATTCTCTAGTGTTGATTCTGCGAATGTAGTATTTAGGTTTACCTGCATGCCTTGCTTGAACAACTTAGCAACGTCAAGAACCTGGTCTACTGCAACCTCACCAAAGTCAGGCTGGAATTGAATTTCCAAACCGTTCATTGTATATCCAACGTTGCGGAAATCTGCATCATTTGACAAAGTTGTCTTGTATGATACGTCTTCTACGTATGCTGGAAGGGCTGCATTTGTGAGTACGCCTGCTTCATGTGTGAAGAGGGCTGCTGCTCCAACAATAATATTGTTGCTGCTACCACGTGTATATGCCATTTATTTCACCTCTTTATTTTCTTATAGATTTAAAGGGCTTGTTTCCTCAAGATTAATTATAACACCTTTTTAAGAGGATAAAATTTGAGTATCTTGGTGGTATTCAAAGTCTATGATTATCTTATTCCCGCCATAAGTACGGGCTGTGCCAAAGTCAATGATATCTCTTACTTCTTCAAGTTGGTAGACTCTAAATCTATGGAAAAAGAACTTACAGTCCATTTCATCAATTGGGCCATTTGCCTTTGCCCATTTATTAATTTCTTCTGCTGTTTCGTCTTCACGATCCATAAGCCTTAGAACTGCCTCTTGAATACGGACCATAGTCTCTGTGACATTTGCTTCTGTTGCATAAAAATAATAAAGTAGTTGTTCTTGCTTTATATGTGGAAATGGAGATCTACGCATTCTAACAAGTCTATCCCAGGTACACATAACCCCACCGTTGTAATTAGGAAATGATGCAGTTAGAGCATCAAGTGCTGTTGGAGATGATGGAAAGAATGGTGGCATATCTGTTCCACTTAGTTCGCTAATTTTTTCTCTTAAGTATGTATTTATCCAAAGTATTGGTGTATTAAGTGTTGATGTTGACTCTGCCATTATGCTATCCTCCCTGCGTTAGCAACCCATTGGTATCCAGTCTTTAAACCTAAAGACCTTCCACCTCTTTTTGCTGATCCTAGATTTTTCTTATAAACCTGTGGAGATTTAAAATACTGAAGAAGACCACTTGAGTTTAAAAATGATTGTCTAAAGTATACACCAAAAAAGTTATTAATAACATTATTAAACTGTCCCTTAGTCTGTCCTCCAGGATTATCTACACGAACTTCTCTTGAGGTATAAACTTCTTGACCATCAACTTCAAACCTTAAGACACTTGCTTTTTTAGGTCTGATTGTAACTGCAACGCCTTCTTCCATAATCTTTGCTTTATTGTAGAATGGAACATTAGATCCATTTTTAATTGAAGAGGACTGCTTTAGCAATGATGTAAAAGTTATGCCTATTCCAGTAATCTTGTAATCAATGTCAAACAATCTTGCCTCTGGACTTCCGACCTTTTCCCATTCATAAATATGATGAAGTAATTCTGGAGACATTCTTGCATTTACATCAATGAACTGTGATGCCATCTCTGCTATTTTTGGGGCTAAGCCTATGTAGAGTGCAGACTTTCCTCTTTCTACTCCCTCAAGAAATCCAGCAGAGTATTGCATAATGTTATTTATTTCTTTTTGAAACTGTCTACTATCTATTACTACGCTAAGCATCAGACATCTACCGCCTGATTTTCAGATCTACGGATTACTAAATTATAGTATTCAATTCCACCAAAAGGTCCAACGTATGGTTCTTGCGTAGCAACTTCAAAGATTGTTGATTTCCCTGATCTTGGGCCAGAGGTTTCCGTATATATGTAATTACAGTTCTTGTCACGAATGTTTGTTAAGATAATATTTGTTATTGAATGTGGGGCATCTAAACTTGAAATTCTAAGATCTGTTTTTGCTCTGCCAATAAGGGTTGTTCTTTGTGTAATGTTGACGTTTGGCTTTACTTCTTCATTCCCTGCTGTTCCTACAGCATTAAAATTAGCAGCAATAGTTTTGTCTATAATCCAAGTTTTCTTAACATTGCCATAAGTTCCCTGCTCAACAAGTGGATAATAAATATCTGCTTGCAATGGGAACATAAAATCTGGCTCTTCGCATATCATTAAATTACCCCTGGTTTGACAATGGTTTTAACATATTTGTCAAGTATTTTATCTACTAAGAAGTTTCCAGTCCCCCCAAGCATTGCTTTATCAAACTGAATTCTAAATTGATCTGTGTTGTATGATGTTACATATCTCTTGTAGTAATCTAACTTTCCACACTTAAGGTCTTCAATTAATAACTTGGCTGCATACTCAACATCTTCAGGAACTCTCAAATATCCGTGGTCTACAACGAACGTATAGTCATATCCTGATGGAAAGGCTATTCCGTCATACCCATAATACCCAAGATCGCCACTTGCAAATGGAAGTTTTTCTGCTGTTGACTCATACCTATTTAACTCCAGAACATCAGCCTGAACTCTTTGTATAGCAGTTTTGTCTAATGTTATTACATATTGATATTCATACAAATCTGGATTTGATCTATCATAAACTAAGACATTGTTCTCATAAACCTTAAATACTCTATAAACCTTTTCCCATAAAGAGAAGTAGTCTGAGCCATTGCCTGTTCCAACTATTGTTATTTTTTTATTGTAAAATCCTTCTGGCACAAATGTATCTATCATTGATCTTGCTACCAATTCCAATGTTGTGTATTCGGCAATCTCTGATGCCGTTGTTCCTAATGTGTTTGGATCTACATATGGTCTTATTAATTCATAAAACTCTTCGTAGATTGAAACCTCTATCTCGCTAACAATTTTAAAAAATTCTACTCTGTAATTATTGTCATATCTGCCAGGAAGAGAAATCTGTAAATTATCTCCTGTGTCTGAACTCAAAAATTCTAAATTTCGTACTGAAAGATCCGTCATATCCGTGACTCTTGCATAAATGTTTACATTGTTGTAGCCTGAAGGAACAGTGTATTTTACAACAATGTCATTGTACGGCGCGAGTCTTAATATCTCCATTGCTTACTTTCCAAATTCCCTTGCAACTTCTTCTGGGGTTGCTGTACGAATGTGAGAGCGAGTTAGCCACTTTTCAGCAGCATCCTTTTCAACAATATTGTAGCCACGAGAAACCTTACCCACCTCTGACCATGAAACATTTTTTGTTGAATAAATTGCTACTGTTTCAGTCTTTTCTTTAGCCTTTGTAACCTTCTTCTTTTCAGAAGATCTTGGTGTTTTTGTTGCTCCGATAACACCTTCTGCAACTGATCCAAGGGCCTGAACTTCTTCAGGTGCTTGATATGATGGGGCTTGTACAACTGGATTTTGATTAATGTTTTCCATGATTTCTCCTTGTTAGTATTATATCATTATAAATAGTAAGGGGAGCAGGAGCGTTAACTCCTACCCCCCCTAAAATGGACTGATTACAGATTATGAATCTGAGTTGTCAGCATCAGCGAATGCGATTGCATCCTGCTCTTCCCACTGAATACCGAAGCGAACGAAGACTGTGTATTCTACAGTGTCCTTCTTTGGCTTGTATTCACGGTTTACAGTGATATCACGCTGGAATCCCCATACACGGTTCTGTGGGAATGTCAAGTCGACATATCCTGCAGGGTAGTATGGAACTTCCTGAACATCAATTCCGAGAACACGTGTTGTACGTGCTCCACCGAATGTCTGTCCAGCACCATCAAGGTATGCTTGACGGTTTGCAGCAGTACCTGCTGGACGGTTAGCAAATGCTTCTGCTACTGCGTCTGCAAGTGTACCGTTGTTCTTGATGATTCCTTGGAATGCATCAGTACCTGCGTAGAACTTAAGGTTTGACTTAAGTGCACGGTACTTACGTGGCATTGCAAGAATGATTTTCTGCATTGCGTCTGTTGACCATGTGTTATCAGCAACTGTTACAACTGCTTCATGTGCATCTCCGTCTGTTGTAACGCGGTTTACGAAACCTTCCATGATTGAAAGGAATGCATCTCCACCTGTACCTGTTCCGTTGATTGCAAGGTCTTCGATATCATTACCGAAAGCATTTGTCATCAAGCGGACAATGTGATCTTCTAGTGCTGCACCTTCGATGTTATCTTCTAGTGCTTCTGCAGATACTTCCCAGTCAAGACGAATCTTCTTTGTAGTCAATTCAACCTTTGAGAATGTTGCACCTGCGTTTGTGTAATCGCCAACTGCTTGCGCTGCTGCACGAATAACACGCTCTCCGACGTTTACCTTTTCGAGTTCCATTGTATTGGCTCTCATAGTAACGCGACGGCCATCTTGGGCGAGAATGGTAGCATCCCACACGTAGTCAATAAAACGACGTGCTTGCTCTGGGCGTAGGATACCTGATCCAGCCTCACCTGAAGGGTTAACTGCATTTGGTCCAGATGTAACGCCTGATAGTGCTGTTGGGATATTTCCTAACACGCCACCATCGGTGTAATTACCTGGTACGTTTGAACCTGCTTCAGATCCAGATGCGAATGCACCTTGTCCCTGATACAGTCCTGGTGCTGTTCCACCAAGATTACCTGATGTTCCAGGTTGGTTCTTTTCTATATTTTGTTCCGACATATTGTCACCTCCTGTGATTTTTTACTTATTGTTTTTTTAATTAAATAAGTCGGCTGTTTTGAGGAAACTACCGCCCCATAGGGATTTTTCAACCGTTTCAGGCTGATTCTGTACTATCTCGCCGAGATCGCCAGACTTTCGGAAAGCAGTGTCTTGCTCTACAAGTTCCACACGCTTACCAAATTCATTGAATGTATTTGTTGCTGCTGCAATATCTTTTGCAACTGCTTCAAATGATTGTTTTGCTGTCTCAACATCTACCTTTGAAGACTTAAGCATTTCTACTTCTGCCTGCAAAGACTTTACTGTTGAAACTAGATCGCTAAAGGCTGATTCTAGAGTATTCTTGATTTCTGCAACTGAGTCAACAATTGTTTCATCTGATTTAGATACCTCTGTGGTCTCTTCAACTACATCAACTGCAGAAGTCTCTTCAGACTTTGCAATTTCTTCTGTTGCTACGACTTCATCAGCCTTAACAACTTCTTCTGTAGGTGCTTCAACAACGGCATCAACCTCTGGAGCGACCTCTGACTTTGTTACTTCTACTGATGCTTCTGTTTCAATAACTTCTGCAACTGTTTCTGTGTTTTCTGTCATAGGTTGTACCTCCTTGTTAATCTTAGAAGTATTAATGCCTTTAGCACTATCAACTAAGAATTTTATCATGTTTGTTTTTTCACTATCCGTTTTCTCAACGAACCCTATGTTTTCCATCTGCTCACCAGTAATTGGGCTAAGTTCTGATTCATTTTCAGATGCTATAACTATTCCATTTGCCTTATCATAAAATACATTTTCTAAAACTGTCTCGTCTCCCTTGATAACATCTACGCCATCAACCTTTTCTACTGAAACGATATTTGCAAACTGATTTGCTGGGGAATCTACAAGACTCAACTCAACCAAATCATATTCCTTAATAACCCTAATTGTTTTATCGGATTTCTCATCATAAGCGTCATCCCATTTGTTCATTTTTCCGCCAATGGAAAAACCAGTTAAAGTTCCATCTAAAACCTTTTCCCAAGTGTCTTGTGCACCCTTTGAAACATATGCAGATACAAAAACACCTTTATAAAACTTCTTTGATTCTGGATCAAAATACTTATCTTCTTTAAAGTCTACCATCTTGCCTACTGCTACTGGCTGATGCATTTCTCTAATGTTCCCACGGAATTTTGCAAAGGCTGTCATAGACGCTTCTGCTGTTACAATGTCATCCTGCTTGTCAACATTATCAAGGGATGCAAAACCAGAAACGATTCTACGCTCTTTATCTACCTTGGTTAGTGGCATAGATAGACGAATATTATCGCCATCTGAATTCCAATGCGCTTTTGATATAATCATGGTTATTCTATTATATACCCTTTTTTTTTAAAGTATCACTATTTGGACAAATCGGACACGTCGTCAGATTTACGACCTTCGCCTTTTGGATTTCTTCCACTTACTGTGGCTGGTCCATCAGACTGGTTGTTAGTTCTTTCGGTATCTCTTGCACGGTCTGCATTGTCGTTTGCTGTTTGTTCTGGTTTTGGATCAAAAGGTTCATTTCCGCCCTCTATCTGAGGAAGTCCAAGAAGTTCTCTTCCTTCATTCGGCATCATAACCTGAGTCTTGACAAGTCTCTCAATAATTTGTGACTGAGCAATCTCATCTGTAAGTGTAAGTTCATTAAACTTAAACTCCAGAATATCTGTTTTTTCTTTTACGATCTTGTTAATCATCTTTTCAAGATTTCTCTGTGCTGGTCTTGCAACCTGCTCCTTAAATGTTCTGTCTTGAGATAGTGCTGCTGCAATGGCTGCTGAATCAGAACCACCAATCTTAGAAAGAGGCACTTGATGTGCAACAAGAATGTCGTCTCTGTTTTGCTTGCGATATTCCTTAAATGATGCTTCTTGAATTCCGTTCTCTACAGGATCCATCTTAAACTCTACCTTGTTAGTATCAGAATCTCCTGGCAATGGAATGTATAGGGTTCTATGGTTTTGTCCCTTTAACCCTGTCTGCAAAAATCTAAACATCTTGTCTTCTGCCTCAGCAGATAACTTAGCACCCTTAAGAGTTACAACGTATCTTGGAGTTGCCTTGTTCTGGAAATAGTCAATGTTATACTGTGATGCAAGTTGGTCTCCATGCAATGATCCAATTGCAGACATAATATCTGGTACTCCGTAAAAAGTATTTAGCGGTGAGTACTCTTTGAAGTGAATAATTTCATTTGGTCGTGCATCTGTTCCTAGTGGGTTTGCATTTGTTGCTCCAAAGTTACGGAAGTAAACTACCTTGTTTGCAATAACCTGAACAAAGCCATCACGAAGACGACGAACACGCATTGTCGTAGATGGGATATGACCAACATATCCAATGTCTCCACGTACTGTTCTTCCTACTTCAAGATATCCATTTCCTGTTGCTTGTAGATCAGTAAATACTTTTTCCATAGTTGTAGTAAAAGAGTCTTCTGTGTTTAGAGATTCTAGCCAATCGCTCAACTCAATCTTGGCTCTTTCAATTCTTCTACGTGCATTTTCTGCTGTCTTTGGTTCGGATGCTTCTAACTTAAGCATTGTTTTTTGAGAAACCTTAAACTCATATCCCAGTCCAACAATATTTTCAACTTTAGCGTCAATTGCTGCATGGTTTGCAAATGATGTATCGTAGAAACTTGCAAGTTCATACAAGTTCCATGGTGGTGTAATTACATCGAACAGTCCGTAAGCATTTCTAAATACTGTTCCTGAATTAATTTCTTTAGACTTCGCTCCATCACGACCAGTACTTTCTGCTCTTGAACTTTCTATGTATGCTGGAGTTGCTTCTCCTTTTACTAGACGAGAAGTTCTTCTTTTAAAGTTAGCGTCTAGTCCCTGCAAATCTTTGATAACATCCCAAGATTGATTAAATGGGTCTTGCTTTGTAAACGTATCATCTTCTGGCAGTGGAGTATCTGTCTTTGCTCTAATAAAAAAATCTCTGTCTTCACTCATTAGTCATCACTTCCATATTTTGCAATAGTGTCCTTGGCTGCTTGGACTGCACCAAGATCGTTCATAGAAGGAATAAGTCCTTCTGACAGTCTTTGTTTTTGCTCAGAGTATTCTTCTTCTGAAATTCTTGTAAGTCCTGGAACGAATACACAAGTTCCGTCTCCTTCATCCCCGTAATATTTTGCCGCTTCTTTAAGTTTAGATATCTGAAAGATGTCGCCCTTCATTGATTCAATGTTCAGAACAGAACCATTTCCATCTGTAAACCATTTACCATTGGCTTTTTTGTAAACATATAGACCCCAGTCATAATGTTTTTCAATAATTTTTGCACGGGATTCTCCCACTTGCCCTTTCATTTTGGGCAATTGCTTCTTCTTTTTACGCGGATCTTGAGGATTCATATCAACAAGTATACCACATTAGACGGCACTAGAGGTTATTTGTTTCGAAGTAATACCTTTATACACGGTATACTCGTATCCATTAACCGTAAATACCTTATCAGTATCAATAATAATCTTGTTGGTTCCTGTGTAACTTTTGTAGATTGTTGACGGATCTACTCCATAATAACTTGTTGAGGATAAAATTAAAACGCCATTCCAAACAAAAGAAGATGTTTTCCAGTTGTCCCACTCAAGGGTAAGGGGTAGAGCGTACTTAACTCCAAACCAAGGGCGCTTATCAACTCTTTGAACCTCTTGCAGGTTTGTTGACTGGTAATAAGATATTGTGTTAAATGTCATTGGTCCATTTAGATTAAGCGATCCAACTCTAGAGCCAAAGTCTAATAGGTTTGGGAATGATATGCCTAAAAATCCCCACTCTTTTACAGTTATAACTGGATCTTTAACAATTTTTCCATTCCAATAAAAACCTATGTTGTCTTCTAATCTTCCAGTTCTTACATTTAAAGCATAAATCTTAGCCCGTTCTCCATTTGGATGAATGGCTACCATGTAAAATTTTATATGAGTATCTTTTGATTCAATTTCAAATATTTCTGTTGAAGCGTATGGGAATGCATCTTGATCATATCTCATTGCTATCTGCATAGCCATAACTTTGTAGTTGCTAGACATTTCTTTATTAATTGGAATAGACAAACCACGATTAACTATTGGATCAAATGTTCCCTTTAACTCTATTCCCGTATATCTTGTTAGATAGAGGTATGGAGAACTACCCTTGTAAATTGAAAAAGGATTCCTGTCTTTATAGTCATAGTAGAATCCAGATTTTTTGTATGGATACATTTCATTTCCAAATCTTGTTCCAATTGGATTTGGAGATGTTGAATTAAATGCTTGAGAAGCATATTCAAGATTTCTAATCTTAACCTTATTATTTATGATACCCTTTACATTAAAATCTAAATGTGTAACAAGTGCAAGATCTAACACTCGAACATCTTTTGGTGGATAGACAATCATATTGTTTACTACTTCATATTTTGTGATCATCCAATTTTCTCCTGGAACAACAATTGAATCATTAGATGGCTTTTCTATATTAAAAAAGTTTGACTCTAAAAGGTTTGCACCATTTTCAATATACTGAAATGTGACATAAGACTTAACCAATGAACCTGAAGTGTCATACTTATAGTTTTTAGACGCTCTATTTTTTAAATCATCATAATTTAAGTAACCTGTAAATAATTGATTATCTAAAGACTCATAGGTTCTTTGTATTGGAACATTGTACTCATCTGATAATTCTGCATATGTCCACTCATCTGTCTGTTCTTCTTCAACAAAATTTGAAGGTGCTGGATAGTTAATGTTAAATTGAATTAGATCAAGATCATAGTATGAGTTATTCTTTTTATCTTTTACAAACTGAGAAAAATATGTCAGAGGAATGTAATCTTCCCAGGATCCTTGTATGTCAATATCCAATGTATAGTTGTCGAAGTAAGAAGATGGGGATAGTGTGTAACTTGCGGT